TATATGTTGGGATCAGAGTTGGTCTCAGCTTTTGAGGATGATCTATCTTCTCGACGCGACTGGGAAGATACCTATGTTGAGGGCTTGGATCTTCTTGGTTTAAAGATTGAAGAGCGTACAGAACCATGGCCCGGAGCCTGTGGCGTACACCACCCCCTACTTGCAGAGTCTGTAATTAGATTTCAATCTCAGGCAATAGGCGAGTTGTTTCCTGCATCCGGCCCAGCAAGAACTAAGATTGTTGGTGAATCTAATGATGAGATTTACAAACAATCGAATCGTATCCAGCATTACTTGAATTATTTATTGACTGAGGAAATGACAGAGTTCCGTCCTGAGACAGAACGCATGTTGTTTTCTTTGCCATTAGCCGGTAGTGCGTTTAAGAAAGTTTATTATGACATAGCCATGGGCCGACCCTGTTCTATGTTTGTCCCAGCTGAAGATGTGGTTGTCTTTAATGGCGCTACGGATTTGCGCTCATTAACACGCATGACGCATCGTATGCGTAAGACAAGCAATGATATTCGCAAGCTGCAAGTTAGTGGATTCTATCGTGACATAGACCTTAAAGGTTCTTCTAATGGCGTAGACCCAGTTAAAGAAAAGTATGCGCAAATAACTGGTGAAAGCTATTCACCGTCTGGTGGATCTAATTATCTGCTGGGTGAAACCGTTCATACCATTCTTGAAATCCAAGTAGAGCTAGACCTAGAAGGCTTTGAGGACATGAAGGATGGAGAGCCTACAGGTATTGCGATTCCTTATGTTGTTACAGTAGATAAAGACTCTAGCGCTGTATTAGCTATCCGTCGCAATTATTACGAAGATGATCCGTTAAAGCGTAAGCGGGATCACTTTGTGCATTACGAATATATACCCGGCATGGGCTTTTATGGGTTGGGGCTTGTGCATTTGATTGGTGGTTTGGTTAAGTCTTCTACCTCAATACTGCGCCAGCTGATTGATGCAGGAACGCTATCTAATTTACCGGGAGGGCTGAAGACTCGTGGTATGCGTATTAGTGCAGACGATACGCCTATCATGCCCGGAGAGTTTAGAGACGTAGATGTTCCCGGTGGAACCATCAAAGAAAACATTTCATTCCTTCCATCGAAAGAACCAAGCGCAACACTGTATTCATTGCTTGGCAATCTTGTAGAAGAAGCGCGTCGGTTTGCATCTATGGCAGATGTAAAAGCTGCTGACATGAGCAATCAAGCGCCTGTCGGAACAACACTTGCACTGCTTGAAAGAAACATGAAAGTGATGTCAGCCATACAGTCTAGGCTTCATGCATCTATGAAGAATGAGCTTAGATTGATTACTGCATTAGTAAGAGACTTTGGCCCGTCTGAATATCCTTATCAGCCTTATGGCGAGAAGTCAGATATACAAAGTGACTTCGATGATCGTATTGATGTAGTGCCTGTTGCTAATCCTAATGCAGCAACAATGTCACAAAGGATTATGCAGTATCAGGCTGCTCTACAATTATCACAGCAAGCACCACAGCTTTATGATCTTCCAGCTTTGCACAGGCAAATGCTTGAGGCTCTTGGTATTAGAGATCCAGAAACTCTTGTACCTGATGAAGATGAAATGCTACCGACTGATCCTGTTACAGAAAACATGGACTTTATTAATGGAGAGCCAGTCAAAGCATTTGTTTATCAAGACCATGAGGCGCATATCCGTACACACATGGCCGCTATGCAAGATCCTAAGATACTGGAGCTTATGGCACAGGCGCCTAACCAGCAGGTTATACAGGCATCTGTATCGGCTCACATAGCAGAACACCTTGCATTCCAATACAGAGTAGAAATCGAAAAGGAGCTTGGTATAGATCTGCCTTCAGCAGAGACAGAGTTGCCACCAGAGATAGAGGCCAAGCTTTCCTCGCTGGTCGCTCAAGCAGCAGAGCAGTTGCTGCAAAAAGATCAGATGGAGGCGCAGCAAGAGCAACAACAAGCACAAGCAAACGATCCGGTACTACAGCTGAAGCAGCGTGAGCTTGCTGTAGAAGAACAGGCAGCAGCAGCTAAAGCGCAAACAGATGCACAGCGAGCAGCAACAGCACAGCAAAAACTATTGCTTGATGCTCAAAAGGCTCAGATGAAGACAGAGCTAGAAATGCTAAAGATTGCTAGTGATGAACGTCTGAAGCAGCTTGATCTTCAAACTAAGCAAAAGATAGCTGGCGCTCAAATTGGTGCGGATATTATCTCTAAGACTAATGACAGAGATGCCAACTTAGAGAAACAGAATTTAGTTGAGAAGAGCAAGGGTGCTGAGATTGGGCGTAAGATCGCAGAAACATTATTAAATCCTAAGCAATAGTATGCCTGATTTCATTGACCCTCAGTTTATTGATTTGATATTGTCGCGTTTAAACGATCAGGAACAGATGCTTACAGAGAAATTGGTTTCTGGTTCTATAAGTACTATCGAAGAATACAAGCTGTATCGAGGCCAGTTAGAAGGTTTACAGATGGCAGCTAGAGAAGTAAAAGAGGTTGCAGAAAAGACGTTTACTGATATTTAGCATCAACAGGATGCGCGGGTTCTTCACTTCCCTTCAAGTGTTGCAGAGAGAAAGTACATGACAACGAGCAGCGTTGATCTAGCGTCTATCACACCGGATGAGGAAGCATCCGAGCCAAGAAAGGCAAGTCAACTTCCAAAGCCTACGGGGTTTCATATTCTTATTGGAATCCCCGAAGTAGATGAAAAGACAGAAGGAGGGATATTAAAAGCAGCGCCAACATTAGATAGAGAAGCTACGGCTTCTTTGGTTGGTTTGGTTTTAGCTATGGGGCCAGATTGCTACAAAGATCAATCTAGGTTTCCAAATGGCCCTTGGTGCAAAGAGGGTGATTTTGTTTTGATGAGAGCCTATAGCGGTACACGCATCAAAATACATGGCAAAGAATTTCGTTTGATAAACGATGACACACCAGAAGCTGTAGTAGAAGATCCAAGAGGAATATCCCATGTCTGAAGCGCAATATGAATCGGATGCAGAAATTGAGATTGTTGAGGTAGATGATACTCCTGAGGAAGATCGTCGCCCTGTTCGTAATGATGTTGAACCATTTAACATTGACGAAGAAATTGACATTCAAGATGATCGAGTTAAGAATCGTTTAAACAGACTCAAATACGAATATCATCAGCAGCGCAGAGAAAAAGAAGCTGCACAAAGATTAAGAGATGAAGCAGTACAGTATGCTCAAGGCACCCAAAAAGAAATCGAAAGGTTACAGGGGTTAGTTGGGCAGAGCGAACAAGCACTGCTTCAGAGTGTACAGAACCGAACAGAAGCTGAATTAGAAACTGCTCGGCAAAAGTACAAGAAAGCCCACGAAGAGGGCGACACAGAATCTATGGTAGAAGCGCAAGAGCAGCTTGCGCGAGTACAAGCAGACAGGGCTTATATACAGAATTATCAGCCTCAGATGCAGCCACAGACGCAGGAAGAACAGCAGTCTCCTGCAACGACGGTGGAACAGCCACCGCAACAACAGCCAGTTGATCCTCGATTACAGGATTGGCTGACTAGGAATACTTGGTTTGGTGCGCCCGGAAATGAAGCGGTCACAGGATTTGCTTACGGGCTGGACGAAATGCTAGTTAAGCGGGGTATCGAAAGAAACTCACCGCAATACTTTGCAGCGATTGATAAGACGTTACGGGATTCTTTTCCAAAAGCGTTTGGCCAAGAGCAGCAACAGCAAGCTAGTATGGAGTCAACACAATCGCGTCAGGCATCTTCACCAGTTGCACCAGCGCAACGAAGTGCGGGCAAAAAGACGCAGGTTAAGTTGAATAGTTCACAACTAGCGTTGTGTAAAAAACTAGGAATACCGCCTGAGAAATATGCCGAAACACAATTAAGAATGGGGATGAATAATGTCTGATAATCGTAAACCAAGAGAAACAGAGTCACGCGAAGAAGAAGCCCGACCAGCTACATTTCGCCCACCCTCTCTATTACCAGATCCTTTGCCACAACCCGGATGGGTGTTCCGATGGGTACGCACATCAATGGTAGGGCAATCTGATGCAACGAATGTTTCGATGCGATTTAGAGAAGGTTGGGAGCCGGTAAAAATTGAAGATCATCCAGAACTAGAAGTGATGCCAGATCACCAATCTCAGTTTCCCGGATGTGTGGAGATTGGCGGACAACTACTTTGCAAGGCTCCTCAAGAGGTTGCGGAAGCTCGACAGCGTCATTACGAAGGAGTGGCAGCGCAACAAATGGAAAGTGTTGACCAATCTTACATGCGTGAAAATGATCCGCGAATGCCTATGCTTCGCCCAGATCGTAAAACTCGCGTAAGTAGTTTTGGCAAATAACACAAATTTTATTTGTTAAGAGGACATTAATATGGCTACTACAGCCGCGCCATTTGGCGCAAGACCAGTAAGCACTACTAGTGCGAGTGGCTCTTTTAATGGCAAAGTTCAACATCTTAAAATTGCCAGCGGTTATGCAACCGCTATTTTCAATGGCGATTTTGTAAAGATGGTTGCAGCTGGCACCATTGAAAAAGACACAGGAACGGCTACTTTGACCACGATTGGGATCTTTATGGGTGTTAAGTACACTGATCCTACGACTGGACAATTGACGTTCAACCAATATTATCCAGCATCTACTGCTGCTGATGACATTATGGCTTATGTATTAACTGACCCAGATGTGGTCTTTTTTATGCAAGCTGATGGTGCTATCGCACAGACTGCTCTTGGATCTAACTTTGATGTTATCCAAACAGCAGGAACAACCAGTATTGGTAACAGCAAGAATGCTGTTGATGCTGATTCTACGGCGACTACCAACACACTACCGTTACGAATCTATGATTTCTATGACGGGCCAGATAGCACTATTGGTGATGCATTCACTGATGCGCTGTTTAAGTTTAATGTTGGTCATGCGTACCGCAATACAACAGGCGTTTAAGGAGTAACTGAGCAATGGCAATTTCAAGAGCGCAAATGCTTAAAGAACTCCTTCCGGGGCTAAATGCCCTTTTTGGCTTGGAGTATGAAAAATACGAAGACGAACATACGATGATTTATGAAACAGAATCATCGGATAGAAGCTTTGAAGAAGAAGTGAAGTTGAGTGGTTTTGGTGCTGCACCAACTAAAGGCGAAGGTGAATCCATCGTCTTTGATGCTGCGCAAGAATCATTCACAGCTCGCTTTAATCACGAGACCGTGGCTATGGGTTTTGCTATCACCGAGGAAGCAATGGAAGACAATCTTTACGATTCTCTTTCTGCTCGCTACACCAAGGCGTTGGCAAGAGCTATGGCTTATACCAAGCAGGTAAAAGCTGCATCACTACTGAACAATGGTTTTACCAATGCGTTCCAGTCTGGTGATGGCGTTAACTTGTTTACGGCCTCTGGCGACGGTGTAACAGGCGGTGACGGCCACCCATTAGTTAGTGGTGGCAAGAACAACAATCGTCCTGTGACTGGCGCAGATCTTAATGAAACATCATTAGAAGCAGCAATCATTCAGATTGCAGGTTGGACTGATGAGCGTGGATTGTTGATTGCATCACGACCTCGCAAGTTGATTGTTCCTCCTGCACTGATGTTTGTGGCTACTCGTGTGCTTCAAACAGAAGGTCGTGTTGGTACAGCTGACAATGATCTCAACGCTATCTACACAAATGGCAGCATCCCTGAGGGATACTCTGTTAATCACTATCTCACGGATACTAATGCGTGGTTCTTGATTACAGACATTCCTAATGGCATGAAGCACTTTGAAAGAACGGCATTAGAGAATTCTATGGATGGTGACTTTGATACTGGCAACGTGCGCTATAAAGCACGCGAGCGCTATAGTTTCGGCGTTTCCGACCCACTTGGAATTTTCGGATCACCCGGCTCTAGCTAGAGCTTTTAAGGACTACTCAGGATATACTTGGGTAGTCCTTTTTTTTATCCCTGACAGAATGTTCCACGTGGAACACTCTGACATTAGCCAAGACAGGAGATACTCATGGCGAATACTACATTCAGCGGCGCAGTCCGCTCAAAGAATGGGTTTAAGGTTATTTCAGAAAACAGTAGCACTGGCGCAATTACCGAAGTTGTTGACATTGCTTCTACTGGAATCGTAACTAGCAAGTTTGTAAAGCATGTTGGCTTTGCTACAGGTGTTACTGTTAACACTACAGCAGGTGATAGCCCAGCAATTGGCGAGTTTACACAACCTGCAAACACTATCATTACCGACATTAAAATCTTTTGTGTGACTGCTCCGGTTATTGGAACAGGCGACATTGGTTATGAAGTCGGCACTTCTAGCTCTGGCGCACAGATTGTTGCTGCAGTTACCGATGAGATTCTTGATGGCGGTACTACTGTAGTAGTAGGCAACGTCACAACCACTTCTTTGGTTTTACAAACTCAAAGTGGCACAACTGCTCCTGCATCTGTTCAATATACATCTGCTGAAAGAACTATCTTCTGCAACATCACCAACACTGTTGATGCAACCACCGCTGGTTCTTTTACGTTTATTATTGAGTACGTTCAAGTAGCTTAATAGGAGATAGTCATGGCTGATGCAGTAGCAAGTCAAACTATTCAAGATGGGCCTAGAAAGGCAATCTTTAAGTTTACAAACGTATCCGATGGTACAGGTGAAGCCGCAGTTAAAAAGATTGATGTATCAGCTTTAACAACTGATCCAATGACTGGCGCGGCTTGCAGCAAAGTAACTATTGAAAAAATTTGGTACTCAACCATTGGTATGGGTGTCAAGGTATTCTTTGATGCAGACACAGACGTTTTAGCATGGCAGTTGAATGCAGACTATGCTGATGAACTAGACTTTAGTGAATTTAATGGAATACCTAATAACGCCGGAACCGGAGTTACAGGAGACATTATGTTTACTACGGTTGCTCATAGCGACGGTGATGTATATACCATTTGTATTAGCGTCATAAAGCATTACGGATAACGGCATGTTGAATGAGTTTGATCAAAAAATGCTGGATTGTTTTCATGCGTTTTCTGATCCAAAGGATCTAGTGATAATTAAATTGTCATTAGATGAGGATCAAAGAAGCGTCATTATGGAAACAAATTCAGCTATACCTTTAGCGCATAAAATGCCGATAGAGCAGTTCTTGAATACTCCTGTAGCAACTCTTAAAAGCATTGCTAAAGGTCTTTACAAAGACATAAGGGCGGCTGTTTAAACGCATTGAGTATGAAAGAGATAGAGCAATCAATTAGTAAAGAGATCAGAGAATGGTCTTTTCACAATATTGAGCAGCCTATATCTGAAGACAGCGCTATTTCTATGTGTCCTTATGCGCGTAAAGCGTGGGAGGATGATAGGGTCAGTATTGCGTTTAAACATGATAAGTCGTTTTTGCCAGTCTATAAAGCGATTGAACAGTTTGATGATTCGTTTGATATAACTGTTGTAGTTGATATTTCTTATGAGTCAAACGCTTATGATTTTCATCAGCGAATTGAGTCAATTAATTGTGCAATAGCAACAGGTACCTTTAATGATTTGAACATTTGGGTGATGGGGTCGCACCCAGATGATGATCACAATGCGGCCTCAGATGACTCTGATTTCGTTCAATCGAACGATATTAGCTATGCAATGATTTATGTACAAAGACTTGCATATCTACAAGAGGCAGCAAACAAGCTCAAGCATACTAATTACTATCAGTTAGTTTTTGGTGATCGAGAGCCTGACCATGTGTTTGAAACTAGAGAGCATTTTTACAATCAACTTTTGGAGAATGGATATGCCGGGACATACAAAGAAAAAGGGTGTTATGAAAAAGAAGCGCCCTATGGGAATGAAGGGCGGCACTATGGCTAAGAAGGGCGTTATGAAGAAGAAGCCCGGAGGCATGAAGCGCGGCAAGATGAAGAAGAAGTAGTAACTAATGTCAACGTATACATTTAATTTAGATCTAGGCGATGCTATCGAAGAGGCATTTGAACGCGCCGGATCAGAATTAAAGAGTGGTTATGATTATCGAACTGCTCGCCGTAGCCTTAATCTTATGTTCCTTGAGTGGCAGAACAGAGGTTTAAACCTTTGGACTATCAAAGAAGGGACACAGGCGCTTACGGCTGGAACATCAAGGTATACATTAGATTCTAAGATATTAGATATAGTTGAGGCGTTTATAAGAACTGATTCTGGAAATACATCTCGTCAGGTTGACCAGATGCTTACTCGGATATCAGTAAAGCAATATGCTCATCTTACAAACAAGTTGACATCATCTAAGCCTTTACAGTATTGGCTTGAGAAAAGTGATACTGGAGTGTTTTTTAATCTTTGGCCTGTACCTGATTCGGCACAAACGTATACGTTGACATACTACTACATGGAGCGAATTGCAGATGCGGGTTCTACTGGAGCGTCAAACCCAGAAGTACCTGCACGATATTTGCCATGCTTAGTGGCTGGATTGGCATATCAAATAAGCCTTAAAAAACCAGAGCTTGCGCAAAGAATACCAATTCTAAAACAGCTTTATGAAGATGAGTGGAAGCTGACTGCTGACGCTGCTAGAGGAAAAGAGTCGTTATTTTTTGTCCCCGGAGGGTATAGATATTGAGTATTTATGCTAGAGGCAAATATGCATTTGGATTCTGTGATGTAACAGGATTTAGATACAAGTTAGCGGATTTAGTTCCCTTGATACGCGATGGTCGAGATACAGGCTTTCGTGTTGGATATGATGTCTTAGATAAAGACAATCCGCAGTATGAGCTAGGCCGTATGAATATGTCAGACCCTCAAGCTTTGAGGAATCCTAGACCTGATACATCACTGGCAGACAGTAGAATTTTAGGCGCCTTTGACCCTGTGGGTGGCGGTGTTACAGAGTTAGGGTCACGCACAGTAGGGCTAGATATAACTGGCGAGATCGGACAGGTAGAGGTTGTAATAAGCTAATGGCTTGGACATACACAACTCTAACTCAGGCAATAAAAGACTATACAGAGAACGCAGAAACTACGTTTTCAAATAACATCGCTAACTTTGTAAAGACTACTGAAGAGCAGATTCTTAGATCTATTCAACTGCCTGACTTTAGAAAGAATGTTACTGGAACGCTGACACAAAGCACCCCATACCTAGCAATGCCTAGTGATTTTTTATATCCATTTTCTTTGGCATTAGATAATTCTGGCTATGAGTTTTTGATATTTAAAGACGTTAACTTTATTAGAGAGGCGTATCCAAGTAGCTCATCAACTGGAGTGCCTAAGTATTATGGCATATTTAACGAAGAGTCTTTTATCGTAGGCCCAACTCCAAACGGCAACTATACAGTTGAGCTGCATTATTCGTATGAGCCTCAATCAATTACAGAGTCTTCTGATGGCACCAGCTGGTTAGGCGATAATGCAACAAACGCTTTGTTGTATGGCAGTTTGGCGCAAGCCTACATATTTATGAAAGGCGAGCCTGACATCGCGCAGCAGTATCAACAGCAATACGAAATAGCTATTGGTCAGCTGAAGAAAGAAGGTGAAGGCTATAATAGAACAGATGCTTATAGAACAGGTCAAGCTGCTTTAAGTACCACATAATGAGTGCTTCTATGAATTTAAGTATAGGCAATTTTGAGGTTGCAACAACATCGAATAAAGGCCATGACATAGATTTTTGGGCAGAGCAAGCAACCAATAGGATAGTGAGTGTCGGCGGTAATGCACATCCGTTGATTGCCCAGCAAGCGGAAGCGTTTAAACAGAGTGTGTTAAACTGCGTTTTGTTTTACATGAAAGAAGCAGTTAAGAGTGATCGAGTAACTTTAGCTGGCGAGTTTGAAAAACAGGGCCAGAAAGAAATGGCTGAAATAATTAGGAGGATCTAATGGCTATCACAACTGCAATGTGTACAAGCTTTAAAAAAGAGTTGATGGAAGCAAAGCACAACTTTTTAAATTCTGGCGGCAACACATTTAACATTGCCTTGTATACAAGCAGCGCAAGCTTAGGGGCTAGTACAACTGCTTATTCGACTTCAAACGAAGTGAGTGGAACTAATTACACAGCAAAAGGTGCGTCACTTACTCGTGTTGATCCTACAACAAGTAGCACTACAGCTTTTACAGATTTTGCAGATGTTACTTTTAGTAACGCAACAATTACAGCAAATGGTGCATTAATATTTAATGACTCAGCATCGGGTGATCCAGCAGTATGCGTGCTGGCGTTTGGTGGTGATAAAACAAGTACAGCAGGGGATTTTACTATTTCATTCCCAACAGCTGATGCATCTAATGCAATCATTCGTATTGCCTAGCTTATGTGGCTAAACAAGCGCAACAAAAAGTTATGAGCAAGAAAGATTATTTGCTATGGGTTAAGCAGCAAAAAGACTCAAAGCATAATCAATAGGGGCTAATGTGTGGCAATCATTAATGGATGGGGTCGAGGCACTTGGGGCGAAGGTGCTTGGAACGAACCTGACATTGTTGAGGTTACGGGAGTTGCGGCTACAGGTGCCGTTGGCTCTGTCACAATTTCCGCAGACGCTAATCAATCTGTTACTGGTGTTGCAGGAACAAGTGCAGTTGGGTCTGTCACAGTGTCAGCAGCAGCTGATGTTTCGGTTACAGGTAATACAGCAACAGGTTCAGTCGGTTCTGTTACGGTTACAGGGACAGCTTCTCTTACTCTTACAGGAGTTGCAGGTACAGGGCAGGTTACGGCACCTACTGTTGATGCAGAAGCAAATACCTCTGTCACAGGAGTTTCTGCAACGGGATCGGTTGGATCAACAACCGTTGTTGCAAAAGCAACAGTTTCACCTACTGGTGTATCTGCAACGTCAGCGGTTGGCACTGTTTCAATTTCTTGTGACAACAACTTATCGGTTACAGGATTACAAGCAAATACATCAGTCGGTGAGGTATCGACTACAGCCACTGCTGTCGTTAGTCCTACTGGGGTTAGTGGTACTGGAGCGACTAATATTTCAAATGTTTGGGGGCTTATTGATCAAAGCCAAACTGCAAGTTATTCGACAATATCAACAAGTCAAACACCAAGCTATTCAGCAGTTTCAACTAGCCAAACACCAGATTGGAAAGAGGTGGCATAATGGTTCGTAAGGTTAATGATGTTATTAAAGCGTTAGAGAAAGCGTCTAAGACTCATAAAAAACAAGCTGAGATATTAAAAAAGCATGTAGCTTCTATGGAAAAGAAGAAGCCAAAGACTCGGAGAAAGTAAATGGCAACCTATGTAAATGACCTTCGATTGAAGGAAATCGCCACTGGAGACGAAGCAGGAACTTGGGGAACAAGCACAAATACTAACCTTGAATTAATTGCAGAGGCATTTAGCTTTGGCACAGAAGCGATCACGACTAACGCTGATACTCATACTACTACTATTGCCGATGGCTCTACTGATCCCGGCAGGTCTATGTTTCTCAAATACACTGGAACTCTTGATAGCGCTTGCACCATCACTATAGGCCCGAATACCGTTAGCAAGCTGTGGCTCATAGAAAATGCAACCAGCGGCTCACAGACGATCATTATCAAGCAAGGCAGTGGGGCTACAATCACAGTCCCCAATGGTCAGACCAAAGCCATCTACTCTGACGGCGCTGGCTCTGGCGGTGCGATGGTTGATGCGTTTCAAGACCTATCTATTCCTGATTTGTTTATTGACGATGACCTGACGTTTACCTCTGACAGCGCAGTCATAACATTCGGCGCAGATGGCGACACTACGCTCACGCACACAGATGGATCTGGCTTAACGCTGAACAGCACAAACAAGATCATGTTCAATGACGCGAGTCAGTTCATTCAAGGCTCGTCTGCTACGGTCTTGTCGCTGGGTGCGACTGATGAAATTGATCTGACTGCTACTCTCATAGACATCAACGGTAACGCAGATGTATCGGGTACGGTAACGGCGACAGGCACTTCCGTTTTTGCCAGCCTAGACATCTCAGGCGACATAGACGTAGACGGCACCACCAACCTAGATGTCGTGGACATTGATGGTGCTGTGGATATGGCAAGTACGTTATCCGTTGCC